AAGCATTACGATATTGAAACTCTATCATATTATCTGACGCGACCGTATGAAAAACAGGTCATAGAAACAGATTGGATTGTATCAGGGTGGGATGGAGTTTCTGGTAAATATATGCATTACTAGGTGAATTATGAAAACGAAACTTATTATTGTCGACGATTTTTATAGCAATCCAGATGCTGTCAGAGAGTATGCTCTTTCTCAGAAGTTTGAGGTCTCTGGTAACTATCCTGGAATGAGGACTAAACCGTATCTTTCAGAAGATTTAAAGGCATCAATTCAGCATGTGATTCAAAATGCTGGTGGAAAGATCACCTATTGGTTTGAAGATTCAGGGTATACTGGCGCATTCCAAATTTGCACTGCAAAAGATCGTACATGGATTCACGCGGATCAGTTCAACACTTGGGCTGGCGTTTGTTATCTCACTCCAGATGCTCCGTTGTCGTCAGGTACAGCTCTTTATCGACATAAAGAAAGCGGAGAGTATGAGTTTATTCAACGCGAAAAAATTCATGATGGATATGATTATACAAAGTGGGAAATGACAGACTATGTTGCAAACAAATATAATCGTATCGTTTTATATCGCGGAAATCTTTATCATGCATCATTAGATTATTTCGGAAGCAGTCTTCAAGACGGAAGACTATTTCAAACTTTCTTTTTCAATACTGAGTATTGATGAAAATTCTTCATGTAATTTTCTCGTGTAATCGGATTCGGTATCTGTTTCCGACTCTAGATTCACTCAAGAATTTAGATTATGGCGACCATCAGGTAGATCGTATTATCATCGACGACTATCCAAGAACGCGAAATGATGCAATCTTCGATCTTATCGAAAAACGTTATGGATTTAAAGTTTGGTATAATAAAGAAAACAAAGGTCTCTCGGTAAACTGGACTGAGTTTTTCATTGCACTCAAAGGAATGAATTATGACTATATTCTTCATCAAGAAGATGATGTAGTGTTAATTAATCCTACAAGACTAGACGATTTAATCAGTGTTTTAGAATCCGATGAAAAGATGGCTTCAGTTGTCCTTCAACGTCAGCCATGGTATTTTCACGAAAAACCTTCCTGTATCGAATCAAACGACGTTCAATTTGGGGAATACTATTATTCTAAAAATACAAAAACGTTTCCAATTATCTTTAGTTTGTATCGAAAGAGTATCATAGAATATCCATTTAGGGAATATTGGGGATTCAATATTAACGAGGGAATGATAATGGTTTATCTTGATCATTTTCATCAGATGTATAGTGCTCAATTAAAGAATTCTGATGGAAGTAATATGATAAACCACATCGGCGAAGAATCCACTGGGAAACGAATTCTTGAGGGTGAGCCGAACTGGGAACAATTTGCTCACATGGATCCAAACAAGACTTACACTTCTCGAGAGGGTAGATTGGTCGAATAACTAAATATAGAACTACATGTGAGGTTCTAAATGGCAAAACCTACCAATAAATCCACTCTTAAAGACTTCTGCCTTCGAAATCTAGGCTTTCCAGTAATCGACATCAACGTAGATGACGACCAACTAGACGATCGAATCGACGACGCATTACAAATGTTTCAAGACTATCATTACGATGGTACAGAGACAATGTATCTTGCCCACAAAGTCACGAATGCTGATATTCTAAACAAGTATATCACACTGTGTGACAATATCATCGGCGTCTCAGAGGTTTTTCCATTCTCAGGAACTTCCGTAAGTTCCACTGGTGGCACAGAATTCAATATGTTCGATGTGAACTATCAGATTCGCCTCAACGATTTCTATAGCCTCTCAGCCTCGTCATACACCTATTATTTTATCGCTCGTCAGCATCTATCAACACTTGACATGATCATAACGGGACAGATTCCATACACCTATAACAAGAAAACCAATCGCCTTTATTTGTGGCAAGACTGGGACGGTAAATTAGATGCTGGCGACTTCATGCTCTTCAAAGCAAATCGAATCGTTGATATTGATTCGTACGAAAGAATTTTCAACGATTCTTGGTTAAAAGAATACGTCACTGCGCTCTTCAAACGTCAGTGGGGTAACAATCTCAAGAAGTATGCGAATTATACCCTTCCTGGTGGATTAGTTGTCAACGGTCAGCAAATTTATGCCGAAGCAATGGACGACGTTCAAAGGCTTGAAGCAAAGCTCCGCGATGTCCATGAAGAACCACCAATGATGATAGTTGGCTAATATGGCAGTCAGTGTTTATTTTAACAATCAAGGCGCAACTCGTGAGCAGATTCTCATCGAGGACATGATCATTGAATCTATCAAAAATCATGGAATCGATGTTTACTATTTGCCACGAGAATCTCACTCAGAACTAGATCGTTTGTTTGGTGATGATCCAGTAAAGAAATATACAAAAGCATTTAAGATTGACATGTATCTTGAGTCGTTTCAAGACTTCGAAGGCAATCAGGAATTCTTCTCGAAGTTTGGTTTGCAAATTCAGAAAGAAGCGCGTGTTGCAGTTGCCCGCAGAACATTTGAGAGATATGTTCCATCAATTTTGCGCAATGTTCCAAAAGAAGGTGATTTGATTTTCATGCCTGTGCAACAAAAACTTCTTGAGATTCGATTCGTCGAAGAAGAAAAGAACTTCTTCCAGGCTGGTAAATTCGCGCCATACATGTACGGATTAAATCTAGAAGTCTTCAAATACAATGGTGAGATTATTGACACTGGCGTTCCAGAGGTTGATGCGGTCGCTGATTTGAGTGCATATGGAATTGAGTTCACATTGAACGCTGGCGGTAGCGGAACATATGACACGCATGAAATTGTCTATCAAGGCGCAACACTAGCAGCTGCTACAGCTAAAGGATATGTTTCAAGTTGGGATCTTCCAAATAGAAAACTTATCATTCGAAACATCAAAGGATCTTTTGCTGCGAATACAGTCATTAAAGGATCTGAAAGTAGTGCTCAATGGACGGTGACTAGCAGCGATCCACAAGATAACGCTACGGATGATTTCGAAGAGAATGTATTGCTTGAAAACGAAGCAGACAATATCCTTGATTGGACTGAAACCAATCCATTTGGTACATCTGACGAGAACTAATCATGTTATCAGGTCAACACTTTTATCATAGAATTACTCGTAAGATGGTCGTGGCTTTTGGCACGATGTTCAATAACATCAAATTGTATCGCTACAACCTTGCAGGTACACAAGAGATTGAACGCATCACAGTACCATTGAATTACATCTCAAAAGAAAAATTCTATCAACGTATTACACAAGACCCTAACTTGGATCGTCGTGTGCAGTTGACATTACCAAGAATGTCTTTTGAGATGACAAGTATCGCATATGATACATCGCGTAAAATTTCTCCATTTATGAATCAATATGGTGCACTGAATGATTCTGCGGTGAAGGCAGTCACGCTCGCACCATATAATTTTAGTTTTCAGTTGTACATTTATGTTCGTAATACTGAAGACGGCACACAAATCATTGAGCAAATTTTACCATACTTCAATCCTGATTACACAATGACATTAGATCTAGTTGGTGTTGGTAATCCAGTTGATGTACCATTGATTCTGCAAAGCATTGACTATAATGCTGGTGGATCAGACGGTCCACCACAAGAGCTCCGCATGCTACAGTGGAATCTTGGATTCACAATGCGTGGATATCTCTACGGTCCACAAAGTAACGTTAAAATTATTCGCAAATCAACAGCAAATACATATGCATATAATACTGGTGGCAACGAAGCGAAGAGTTTTGCGTTGTCAACAGGTGAAGGTGAATTTAAAATTGGCGAGCTTGTATATCAAGGTAGAAATATTAATGGCGCAACAGCAACTGGATTCATCTCTTCATGGAGCAACACTTCAAATACTCTAGTTGTTTCAGATTTGTCTGGATCATTTGAAGTTGGTAAATTTATCACAGGTGCTGTTTCAAATGCATCTTATAATCTATCAACATACAGATCAGCAACAGATTACCAGTTAAATAATATCACTGTTATTCCAGACCCATTGTCTGCAAACGTTGGAGATGCGTTTGGATTCGATGTGTCAATTGAAACGGCACCAAACATTACATAATTTATGAGCGAAACAGATAAAAATTTAGCAGAAATTTTAAACACTGATTATGTTCCTGCGGTAAAAGAGGAAAACAGAAGTGTTACTATTCATGAGCCAGATGGATCAGCTGTTAATCCTGACGCTAACTATTCTCGTGCTAATTATTATAACCTTATCGAAAAAGGTAACGAAGCTCTGGACGGCATTCTTGAAGTTGCGAAAGAATCGCAACACCCAAGAGCGTATGAAGTAGCAGCAAACATGATTAAGAATCTCTCTGATGTCACAGAGAAACTTATGATTCTCCAAAAACAGCAATTAGAACTTCAACCAAAAGAAGTTGCCCCAACAAATATTACTGTAGACAAAGCAGTATTTGTTGGCTCTACTGCTGATTTGTTAAAGAAAATAAAGAATGAATCTTCAGACTAGAATCAAAAACTATCTTGGCAATCCGCATTTAAAGAAAATTAATATGCCATTGCAACTCACGGAAGATGAAGTCCGTGAGTATGTAAAGTGTGCAGAAGATCCAATTTATTTTATTGAGCGATATGTAAAGATCATCACACTTGATAAGGGTTTTATCAACATCTCGCTTTATCCATTTCAGAAACAAGCCATTGAAGACATTAATCAAAACCGTCGTGTGATTCTAAAAGCTGGTCGTCAGCTTGGTAAGACGACGATGATTGTTGGTTATATTCTCTGGTATATTCTTTTCAATCAAGATAAATTCGTCGCAATTCTTGCCAACAAAGCACCAACTGCACGCGAAATTTTGAGTCGTATTAAAATTGCTTATGAAGCATTGCCACTCTGGATTCAACAAGGTGTTAAGACTTGGAATAAAGGCGACATTGAATTAGAGAATAACTGCCGTGTAATGGCTACGTCTACGGCATCCAGTGCAATTCGTGGCTTCTCTATCTCGTTACTATACCTCGACGAATTTGCATTCGTCCCGAGTAACATCGCAGAAGAATTCTTCACTTCCGTTTATCCTACGATTTCTTCTGGTACATCATCTAAGATTTTAATTTCTTCTACCCCAAATGGTATGAATCACTTTTATAAGATGTGGACCGAAGCCGTTGAAAATCAAAACGGATTCTTACATATTGAAGCCAACTGGAGACAGGTTCCAGGGCGCGATCAGAAATGGGCAGACGAGCAGCGAGCTGTTCTTGGAGAACAAAAGTATTTCCAGGAAGTTGAATGTGAATTCATGGGTTCGTCGGGAACTCTTATTTCAGCCAGCGGTCTAAAGTCTCTCGCCTTTGTGACTCCTCTAAACAAAACTGAAAGCGGAATCTCAATCTATCACCAACCCATCCCTGGAAAGAGTTATATGCTCGTCGCAGATACGAGTCGTGGAAAGGGTCTGGACTACTCGGCGTTCGTGGTTTTAGACATTTCTGAGATTCCATATAAAGTCGTCGCGACTTACAAGAATAACGATATAAGTCCACTCGTTTATCCTAGTATGATTAAAAAGATTGGTGAATACTATAACAGCGCATATGCGCTCGTCGAAATTAATGATAATGGTCAGCAAGTTGTAGATTCTCTCTTTGATGATTATGAGTACGAGAATATCCTTTCCAGTGTCGAAATGAAGAGTAAGATGGCTCTAACTTGGGGATATGGTAATAAATCAAATCGTGGAATTCGAACCACGAAGTCGGTAAAGCGTCTAGGATGCTCCGTTCTAAAGAATCTGATTGAATCTCAACAGATGATTATACAAGACTTTGAGATTATATCCGAACTTTCGACCTTTGTTACAAATGGAACCAGTTTCGAAGCTGCAAGCGGAAGCCACGATGACCTCGTTATGTGTTTAGTCTTATTCTCTTGGTGTACCAGTCAAAACTTCTTCTCAGAGTTGAGCGATACAAACGTTAAAAAGAAACTTCACGAACAACAAATGCAACAAATTGAAGATGAAATGCTCCCTTTACCAATTGCATCTATTGGGGGAGATGAGCGATCCAACTCTTTTGTACAAGACGGAGCTGTGTGGAACATCGTTCAAGACAGTAAATGGGGGACCTATAAATAAAAAACCTTAAAAACCCGAATTTACTAAATAATTTCGTAGATTTTCTTAATTCTCCATTCATAGGAGCATAAACATGGCGTTTCAATTATCTCCTGGTGTTGTTACTTCTGAGATTGACTTAACAACTGCCGTTCCATCAACAGGAACAACTACTGGTGCATTTGCTGGAACATTTCAGTGGGGTCCAGCTGAATTTGCGACACAAATCGAAAATGAAGTTCGACTAGTAGAAGTTTTTGGCAAACCAGACAATAACACAGCAGTATCATTCTTCACCTGCGCAAACTTTCTAAACTACGGAAACGACCTTCGCGTCGTTCGCGCAGTGAACGGTTCAAACACGAGAACGGCAACAACATCAGGAAATACTACATTCTTAATCAAGAATGAAGATGAATACTTCACAAACTATTACAGTTCAAACACTGCAAACGCAGGTGCATGGGTAGCAAGATATGCTGGCGCACTTGGCAACTCACTCAAAGTCAGTGTTTGGGCAAATACAAATCAAACGCACTTTGATGCATGGGCATACAAGAGTTACTTTGATAGTGTTCCAGGAACTTCTGCTTTCGTTTCTAGCGTTGGTGGTGCTAATGATGAAATGCACATCATTGTCGTAGACGAAGATGGTCTCTTCACAGGCACATCAGGAACAGTTCTTGAAACATTCCCATTCTTGTCAAAGGCTTCTGACGCAAAAGATAGCGTTGGCAATTCAAACTTTTACAAGGATGTGCTCTGGAGAAAATCAAAGTATATCTATTGGACAGATCACCCAGAT